AAAGTGTAACAGGTATTATTGAAGGTCAAGGTGCTCCTATTTCAACTGAAGAGGTTGTTGTTGGTGGAGTTGGATATTCATTCAGTAGTACAACTGCTGTCCCAACAGTCGCTTTAACTGGAAGTGGAAGTGGATGCACAGTCAATGTTACAGTTTCTAGTGAAGTAGTGACTGCAGTAACAATTAATGCTGCAGGTACGGGATATCAAGTTGGTGACGTTTTAACTGTTGATAATACAAGTACAAAAGTAACAAGAGGTGCAGGACTAAAATTTGCTGTTACTGCAATTAACACAACATTTGATACTCTTTATCTAACTGATGTTCAAGGTGAGAAATTTACAAATGGTGAAACTCTTGTTCAGTATGGTGCAACAAATGACACTAGAACAGTTGTAACTAATGTTACTGTAAATTCTGATTCAACTCAAAACGGTGATTTATTCGCTGGTAATGTGTTTGAGGTTACACAATACAACCACGCACATCATGGTGCTACAAATAAAGTTGATATAAGAAATATCAAACCTGATACGATTATTGTTCCTTCAACAAGTGCACTAACTGCAGAGAGCACAACTGTCTCACTTGCAAACACTGCTCCGTTTGCTAGATATCAAGGAATATCTACTGATAGAGGAGAAGCATTAATTGAAGAAGAAATTGTATCTTACGTCTTAGGAACAGGTCAACTAACTTTAACTAGAGGTATATTGAATACTACTGCTCTTCCTCACGATGAAGGTGCAAGTATCCAGACATATGAATCTAATGGTGTTTCTCTTGCTGGAATTAATACAGTATTCACAATTCCTACTAATGCGACACTTGTAGATGAAATCAATGTGGATAACTATTATCTCGAAGTAGACAGATCTGCCTTAGATCCATTAAATCAAAGAGTTGGTAACTCCTTACTATGCTTCACAGATGAAAGAGCATTAGGTGGTAATACAGTTAAAATATCACAAAATCATCAATACAGTTCTCTTGCACCAAATATTAATTTCATTACACCTGGTACTACAACAGAGGTAGATGCCCGTGTAAGAACCATAAGTGGAACTAGTGCAGATGGCACCGAAGTATCATTCTTAGATCAAGGTGTGCAAGCTATTACTTTAGGTGAAACAACTTTCTTCCCAACACCTAGATTGGTTGCTTCCAAGATTAATGAAGATAAACTTACATTCTTCCCTAAGACTAAATCAATCGAACTAAGTGTTGATATGACAACCGCTGATGAAAATTTATCACCAGTATTGGATACAAAGAATGCAACATTCGTTTATGGTCGAAATAAGATTAATAATCCTGTAGCGAATTACGCAACAGATAGTCGCACAAATTCTATTGAGAGTGATCCTCATGGTTCAAGATTCGTTACTGAAATGACTCACTTGACTCAACCAGCAACTTCATTGAAAGTTGTTATTTCTGCTAATCGTCCACCTGAAGCAGACTTTAGAGTATTCTATCGTTTATTAACTGCTGACTCTACGGAAGTTGGTACAACATTCAGAGCATTTCCTGGTTTTAAAAATTTGAAGGATCTCGATGGTGATGGATTTGGTGATGAAGTTCTTGATGAAGCAAATAATGATGGTAGACCTGATGCACCTGTATCACCTAATGGTGATGATGAATTTTCAGATTATCAATTCTCTGTAGATGAATTAGAACAATTCAGTGGATTTGCGATCAAAATTGTTATGACAACAACTAATGAATCAGAGACTCCTAGATTTAGAGATTTTAGAGCAATTGCATTAGCATAATGATACCAGTAGAAGGACATAAAAGTTTATTTCGTGATGAGGAAACTAATGCTATCGTTAATACAGACACGATAGCATATGATAATTACATGAATAATAAACTAACCAACTCTGATAAAAAAGCAGAGATGGATGAAGTGAAACGTGAACTTGCAGAGTTAAAATCTTTGTTAAAAGATCTTGCTTCAAAGATAACGTCTTAGTAAATATAAATACTTTTTAGATCTGAATTGCTAACCTAGATGGCAGATATCAAAGTCAGAGTTGGACAGCAGAATGCAACGAAGGTGATTTCATCTTTAGCAGGTGCTCAAACTCTATCATTAACGGAATTAAGTGATGTGAATGTCGCTGGAACCTTACAGAATGGTATGGTTCTAGTATATAATGGTGTAACTAAAAAATTTGACACAACGTTAGAGTTGACTCCTGGTGCTGCTCAGAACTTAGACATCAACGGAGGAAATTTTTAAATGGCTAGTATAATTAGAATCAAACGATCCTCTGGAACTGCGAAGCCAGGTAGTTTGAATTGGGGTGAAATGGCATACGTAACTGGTGTTGGCCAGTTCGGTGGAGTCAATCAATACAAAGATAGAATATTTTTAGGAGATGACGGTTCAAACGTCAATCCAATAGCAGGACATTATTACACCTCCATGATGGAGCATGAACCTGGTAAATTAGCAGGTCAAACAAATAGTAGAAATACTGACGGTGGTTTAGTCGCAATACTTGATAATAGTCGAAAAATAGATGTCTGGAATGTAGATAACTTAACTTTAGATGCTAATACTTTATCTTCAACTGATACTGATGGTGACATAATCTTTAATCCAAATGGATCTGGTGAGGTAATGATACCTGACGATACTTTCTTGGGTTTTGGTGGTGGAGCAGATGGAACTGCAGCTGCAGATTCTAAGATTGAATATGATGAAAATGGTACAGACCAACTTACATTTACTGGAGCAGATGTAAGATTTAATATCGCTACACAGTCAACTACAAAAGATAACGGTGCTGTAATTGTTGAAGGTGGTGTAGGTGTAGAAAAAAATATTAATGTTGGTGGAAATTTAATCGTTGATGGTGGTGAAAGTAGACTAGGTAATATTAGGATAGAAAATAATATCATTGCTTCTCTTGCAGGAGCAGATAATAAGATATTCATTGACCCATATCCAGATGGATTGAGTAATGAAGGTGATGTTGTCATCAAAGGTAACTTACAAGTTGATGGTACAACAACTACAGTTAACTCAACACAGACAACTGTTAATGACCCAATCATGATGGTTGGTGATACTACCAGTACAAGGACTGTGATGACAGCGATGGCAAATGGAGCTTCAGCAGTTGTTGTTGACCAAGTAACAGGCATCGCAGTTAATGATACTCTTTTACACTCAAGTTTTTCTGCAAGTGGTATTACAACAGTTACAGCAATTAATACTGGAACTAAAACTCTTACATTCCAAGGCACAGCGATTGCTGGAATCAGCACACAGACTGAGATAACAGTCGTACACGCAACAGATACTAATACTGACCGTGGACTTGGATTTACTTATAACACTGGTATTGGAACTGCAAACTCAACCGATGGTTTCTTTGGATTAGATGATAGTTCAATTGCGTCTAGCACTGCTGGTGTAGGTAATCACGGTACACACGGTGATGATAGTCGTAGATGGACATATGTTCCTGACGCAACCATTTCTGCCAGTGTTGTAACTGGTACAAGAGGTTTCTTAGATATAAAAGGTATCTACTATCAGTCAGGTAACTTTGCTTCAGGTGGTGTAGTTTGGTTTGATAGTGAAGGTCTACAAAGATCTACTAACGCACCTGCATCTCCTGTAATTACATCAAAACAAGTATTAACTGCTATATCAAAGGTCGTTCTAACGCTACCAGGTGCGGTTACATTAGCACAAGGAGACATTGTGAAGCAAGACACCACAAGTGCATTTGGTGTGGTTGAGAGTGCTGTGAGTGGTGGTACATCAGTTCCTTTAGTTGGTGTAGAGGGAACATTCAATACTTCAAATAATTTAAGAAGAGAAGGTCAGAGTGGTGCAGTTCAAAACTTGAGCACATCACCTGATGCTGTAACGAATACATATACTAACAAGCCACATTGGACTTCAACCCTAGATGGAGGAACTTTCTAAATGCAACAAAACAGTGAAGTAGATGTTAATGTATTAGTGAACTTATATCATACAAAACTAGCAACAGCATTAAATCAAAATGTTCTTTTGGAGGCAAAACTCCAAACTCTAAAAAATGATTACGAAAAAGAAAAGAATCAACTTTTAGAGGAAATCGCAAATCTCACGGAGAGTAATGGCAGCACCACAAAGTAGAGGACAACTTATAAACTTCGGTTTGCGTAAACTGGGATATCCTGTTTTGGAGATAAACCTTGATACTGACCAAATACATGACGCTCTTGACGATACTCTTCAGTTATATCAAGAACGACATTATAATGGCATTGAGAGAATGTATCTCAAATATAAGATTACTCAGGAAGATTTAGATAGAGGTAGAGCACAAGGAACAGATGGAGTAGGAATAGTTACTACTACTGGCATATCAACCAATACCGCTGGAACTGTAACAAGTAATTTTTATGAAACTTCAAATTACATAGCAGTGCCAGATCATGTAATAGGTGTAAATAAAATATTTAAATTTGATACTAGTTCTATCTCAGGTGGAATGTTTAGTATTAAATATCAGTTATTCTTGAATGACTTATATTATTTTAACTCTGTTGAATTATTACAGTTCGCAATGACAAAACGATATCTAGAAGATATTGATTTCTTATTAACAACTGAAAAACAAATAAGATTTAATCAAAGACAAGATAGATTATACTTAGATATTGATTGGGGTTCTCAATCAAAATATACTTTTATAGTCATCGATTGTTTCCGTGCTCTCGATCCTGAAGAATATACACAAGTTTACAATGATCCATTTGTAAAAAGATATTTTGTTGCATTGATGAAAAAACAATGGGGTATGAATTTAATTAAGTTCAGAGGAACTAAATTACCAGGTGGTATTGAATTAAATGGAAGAGAAATATATGATGATGGGCAAAGGGAACTAGATGCTATCTTACAGAAGATGCAACTCGAATACGAGTTACCTCCTTTAGACTTTATCGGGTAATATGTATGGCACTCAATCCGTTTTTTCTACAAGGATCTCCCGGTGAACAAAGATTAGTTCAAAATCTTATAAATGAGCAGTTGCAAATTTATGGGGTAGAGGTCACTTATATACCAAGAAAATTTGTAAATAGACAGTCTATCATTGAAGAGGTACAATCATCTCGATTCGATGATAATTTTTTATTGGAAGCATATGTGAATACCTATGAGGGATATTCAGGTGCTGGTGATATAATGACAAAATTTGGTGTTAGTTTGAGAGATGAAGTTACACTCACTATATCAAGAGAAAGATTTGAAGATTTTATATCACCATTTTTAGATCCAGATGATTATGAATTAGCAACAAGACCAAGAGAGGGTGACTTAGTATTCTTTCCATTAGGGTCAAGATTATTTGAAGTTAAATTTGTAGAGCATGAACAACCATTTTACCAGTTAGGTAAAAATTATGTTTATCAACTACAGTGTGAACTCTTTGAATATGAAGATGAGATTATTGATACATCTATTGATGAGATTGATACACAGGTAGAGGATCAAGGATTTATAACAACACTCAATCTTGTTGGTTCAGGAGCAACTGCAGCAGCATCAGCAACTCTTGCACCTGCTCAGTCTGGTTTTATAAATTCACTTACAATTTTAAACGATGGATCTGGATATACATCAACACCAACTGTATTCATCTCAACTTCAAGAACTGCTGCCGGTGTAAACGCATCTGCTGTTGCAATCACAACTGAAAGGAATGGTGTATTCTCTATTAAGGAATTGATATTAACAAATGCAGGTGCTGGATATACAGTCGCACCAAGTATTAGTATTGTTGGTGGAAATGGAACTGGTGCGATCGCAACATGTGGAA